TGAAGCCGAGCATGGCGAGGTCGATCCCCAGGTCCTTCAGCTCGATCAACTCCCCCGGCAGCAGCTCGGCGTCCCACGTGGCGATCTCGTTGAGCCGGTTGTCGGCCAGCCGGTACGCCTTGGCCTGCTCGGGCGAGAGGTCGTGCGCAACGTGCACCGGCACCTCGGCCAGCCCCAGCAGCCGCGCGGCCTTCAGGCGGGTGTGGCCGGCGATGATCACCCCGTCCTTGTCCACCACGATGGGCTGCCGCCAGCCGTAGGTCCTGATCGCGTCGGCGACGGCCTGGACGGCGGTGTCATTGTTGCGGGGGTTCTTGTCGTAGGGGCGGATCGTGTCGATCGGTCGATTCTCAATCTGCATGCGTCACCTCCGGAAGGGTCCATCTCAAAGGAACAGCGACTCGACCCGCCCGTGGCTCGGGGGGCAGGGGGGCCGGGGGGCCAAACACTTGCATTTCCGCGCATTTGCTTGCACGCCGACCCGCCCGGGCATCGAGGGGAGTAGCGCTTTGTTGAAAGAAGCGATACTCGCGCGCTGGGTTCGCGGTGCGCACTGCCATGCCGGAAACCCATGGGCGCAGGCATCATCGCCCGCCTGGCGCCGAGCAGGCGGCGGGCTTGCGGGGCCGCCAGACCATGGGGTATCGCGCAGTTCGATTGGCATGGAGTCGCACCGAAGCGGCGGGCGGACTGGCGTTACCGCCGTTACCGCCGTTACCGCAATTCCACTATGAGTACATATGTGAGAGTCTGATTCTTATGGGGGTCATATAGAAAACGCGGTAACAGCGGTAACGGCGGTAACACGGCGCTGGCTAGATCGGCAGGTCCTCGGCTCTCTGCTCGGAGTGCGGGAGTTGCTCGGCCAGCGCCGATAGCAGCGCAACGCCGGCGCGACCCTTGGCGGGCTTGCCGTTGACTCGTCTTGTCTCGCTCCGCAGCCCCCGCCGGTCCAGCGCGTGGCCAAGCCGCCCGGGGTCAAGCGGCCGCGTCTGGTTCTCGCCGCACCACTTCGTGTACTCAGCGAAAAGCGGTTTCCACGCCGTAAACGTCTCCGCCGCCCGCCCCTGGACCAGTTCCTCGAGCGCGCACTTCTCGATCAGGAACTTGCCGACCAGGTCCTCGTCGGCACGGTAGCTGCTGGTGGCCCCAAGGACGGCGGCAGGCAGGCCGAGCCCCCGGGCCTGCCACTCCCGGCATCCCCGAACCAGCCACGCAAGGATTCCTGGGGTTTCACTCCGAAGCGTCTCGGCGAGCTTGGGGTCGCGTTTCTCAGGCGGGATCGTGACGTTGAACGGCACCAGGAACACACGCCGCCACACGGCCTCGCTGTCCTCGGTGACACGCGGCAGGTTATTGGTGACCAGGACCGTCTTGTGAGTCCGCTGGAAACTGAAGTAGTCCTGCCGCATGAAGCGGCCCTTCAGCACGCGGTCGCCTGTCAGGCGCTTGACGAGCTGAAGCTTGAGGCGAGAACCCTCTTCGGTCTCAGACCCGATGATCAACCGCTTGCCGAGCAGGTCGGCGATCTCGGTGGGGTGCTCGTCCTTGCCCCGGTCCTCCAGCAGCGCCGGCGGCGCGATGTCCGCGTAGTCGCCCATCACGAACATGACGGTCTCGATGAGGACGGATTTCCCGTTGGCCCCGGACCCGTAGAAAATCGGCAGGACCTGCTCGCCGATGTCGGCCGTCAGGCACATCCCCAGGAGCCGCTGCACGCACTCGATGAGCTCGCGGTCTCCCGCGAAGATCTCCTCGATGAACGCATCGAAGCGCGGGCACAGCGCCGTGGGGTCGTAGCTCACCGGCGCGATCCTCGTGATCCTGTCCTTGGGATCGTGCCGCCGCAACTCGCCAGTCCGGAGGTCCAGCGTCCCGTTCAGCACGTTGATTTGCACCGGATCGGCGTCGAGCTGCGCCACCTGTACCACCAGGCCCGGCCGGGACTGCGCCAGCGCAAGGGCTGAGTCGATCTTGCTGCGTGACTCCGACTGCCGCGCGAACTTGGCCCGCGCCTCCTTGTGGGCATCGTCCTTGCAGTATTGGAGCATCTCCCGCGCGCAGACGCCCGCGTAACGGGCCGGGGCGCCGTCGTCGTCGGGCTTCCAGCGACGGCCGTCCCACACCAGCCACCGCCCGGTCGAGTGGCAAAACAGCAGCGATTCGCTCCACCGCTGCTCCAGCCGCTCGGCGTTGCCCAAGTCGGTGAGCGCCCCCGAGACGCTTGCGGGCCGGTACTCCGCCACGGAACTCGCTATCGCCGCGACCTCGGCTTCGTCCAGCGGCGGCTCGCACCGCCGGGCGTTGATCATTATCAACGCAGACAGGATCTCCTGCGCGTCTAGCCCGCGCCGCCGCATCGTGCCCGCGATGCTCACGAGCCGGTCGTGCCGGCCCCCTTCCCTGATGCGCTCCGGCACCGGCTCCGCCGTCGGCTGCTTCGCGTACCTGCCCGCACCGCTTCCTTCGGGCTGCTGAAGCGCCGCCATCAGCCACGCCGGCGCGAGCGGCAACGAAGCGGGGCCCGCGTCCAGTTCGCACCCGTCAGCCCACCGGTAGCGCTTTCCGTCCACGGCCGACGGCGGGACGAGGACGTACCCGCCGCGCGCCCGGATGTCCACCTTCGGCCCGACTTTGCCGGCGCTGTTCCTGACGCTTGCGCCGTTGGGCTCTCGGAAGAAATGGTGCGAGCCGCCCCGGGGGGTCAGGCTCATCGGCGCCCCGACCAGGTCCAGTTGACGCTCCGGCGCTTCCTTGAAGAAACCGTTGTCGGCCCCATCTACGTCGAGGACCACGAGGCCATCGGTCGCCACCGCGAGGTTCGCGTCAGGGTGCTCGCGCCACCACGCCTCGATCCTCTGGGGATCAGTCGTGGCTTCGAGGCACCCGTGCGGCGTGAGGGGGCGCTTTTCCCCGGGCACGCAGGGGAACACCCTGTAGCCGAGCTCGGCCAGTCGCAGGGCTTCCTGGAGTATCTCGTTACGGAGGACGGTCATGAGCCGGGTGCTCCTACGCGGCGGCGCGCTCGGCGCCGGATGCGGTTGACGTGCTGACGGTGAAACCGGCTGCGCCAAACTCGCGCTCGCAGAACGCGGCCGCAATCAGCGCGATGGCGCGACCCACCTCGCTGCCGGCCTGGATGACCAGCTCGCGCGACGTACGGCGAACGTCGTAGCCGGATTCGATTCGAACCCGCGGCTGGCCGTACAGGCCTGAGGCCGCGAGCGAGGCCAGCACCGCGCTGTCCTCGGCTTGCTCGAGGCTGGCGGACTCTTTGAACGTCAAGGTGACGACTTGGCTGGTCATGACGAACTCCCGGATACGGGCCGTGCAACGAGCGCGGGCCGTGTACCTCTGAACTACGCGCGAAGCACTCAAGGTGTCGCACCCGACTTGCGGAACACCGCTCGGAGATCCCGGAGACGGCGGTACGCCGTCGCACGGTGAATCCCCAGGAGGCACGCCGCCATGTCAACGCTGCCGCTCCGCTGAATCGCGTCCGCGAGCAAGCGAAGATGATCCGGCAGGCCGTCGAGCACGGCCCGGAACTCATCGCTGTAAAGCGCCGCCTCCGGGTCTGAACAGGTCTCGCTCGGGCCGCCGACCGGAACCCGGGCCTGGTCATGCCCCGAATCCAGCGACTCGACACTCGGCTGGCTGGAGGACTGCCGTCGGCGCCTCCGAAGCCTTGCCGCGGCGTGCGAGGCGATCACGATCAAGATGTAGCCCATCGGCTCGGCGCGCATCGCGTCGTATTTGGGCCACTTACGGATCACCTGGAGTACCAGGTCGCTGGCCAAATCATCGATCTCGTCGGCGGTGATTTGATTCCTCGAAGCCGCGTGGCGAGCCTTGGCCCGGGCGAGCGCCTGGATCTGGCGCCCGACTTCTGGTGGGATGTTCACGGATTCGTCTCCGGCTAGGCCGGAGCGGGGCGATCGGGCGCCGAGCGAGCAGCGGAGTGGACGAGGGAGCGCCATTCGGGCGGCACCCTCGACGACCCCGCTTGGCGGCAAGTCAATCGAGCTGTGTCAGATCACGATGAGTTCGAGCTTCAGATCAGATTGGTCGCGGCGGCTTCCATCAAGAACGGAAGCCCGTGGCGGACCTCAAGCCGGGCAATGGCTCCATTCTCCATGTTGGTCATGAGCTGCAACAGCTCCGCGACCTCGCGCTTCAGATCGAAATCGCTCAGCCCCGTCTCGCGGCGCGGCCCGTTGTCGGCCCCGATCTTGACCACGCGTGTCACCCTCGGGCAGGGGATGAACACGGGGTCACCACGCTGCACACGCAGTTCCTCGATCACGCCGAAGTTGAGCCGTTGCATCAACTCAATCAGGCGCCACTGGTTGTCGGAAAGTTGGCGTGTGTGGCGTTGCGGCAGTGCCGCGTTGCTCGCGGCCCGGAGTTCTCTTGAGACGGCGGGGAGTGTCAGATTCATGTCATCACATCCTGCGGCGGCCGGCTCATTCCGGTCAGCGGCAGGAGCAGGGTGCGGTCGTGTGGTGCGCGCTCACCCCCACTTTGTTCGCTATTTCGCCGCGATTTCATTCCCCATCTCAGTCGCATCGAACCGAATGAAGAACGAGTTTCCCTGGGTGCAGGAGTGGATGGCGGCGGCAATGTGGGCGCCGGCCTGTCCTGCTATTCGCCTCTTCAATCTGGTGATCGCTCCCACGATCGATTTGTATTCGGGTTTGCGTCCCTGCCAAGGCCCACCAGTGCCGGTGAGTGTGGCGTAGGAGATATTCTGATTTGGACGTGTAAACAGAATCTCAGCCAGTGGGCAGAGAACTCCTTGCCTGACGCCAAACCGGATTTCGCCCCCCTTCCACTCCAACAATCGCTCTTCTGACTTGAACTTGGGCACCTCGCTGCTCAGTGCGGTTTCGTGCGAGCCTGAATCCTTGATCCCGGATGCCCTTGGAGGCTGTATTAGCCTCCCTTTCTTCTGGGTTCCCGTTCTCGGATTCCGGCAGTATGGCCTGCGGTTCTTTGTCTTGACTGCATCGGCTACCGCCGCATCCGTTGGGATCATCGATTCGGCCACCGCCCTCACCTCGTGTCGCGATTGGTCGAGCTTGTTCAGTTCTGCTCGGAAAGTTTCGGGCGGCCCGCCCCCACCGTGGAGATTGAGCAGACGCCGCCCGCGGGGCCCTACGCGAACCATGGACACCCATTCGCTTGCAGATTCGAGAGCCAGCCGAAGGTTGACTCCCCAAGCGGGGCCAAGAACCCCGCACATCCGGAGCTCGACTGCACCGATGCTCCCGAAACAGGACGCCACCGCGCGTTGGTACAACCTGCGGCACCATTGTACTTGAACCGACAGCGCTCGCCATCTGTATTCCTGCGACGACGGACCCAATCGCTTCAGGGCGTGGCTCGGGAGGCAGAAGAGGTCGTGCCACAGTTTCGAGTGCTCGCGGTATCGCTTCTGAAACGCTTGCGCCTCGCTGATCGCTTCCTCGAGCCAGAGGCCGTGCCGAATCACGTCTGCCAGTCCGTCCGCAAGCATTCGCGCCGAAGTGGGCAAGGACGGCGGAACCCGTTCATGGAGCATCCAACGGCCGGCATTGGGCCGCGTCGCCCCGTCTGCTGCGATGAGTTCGGACAGCCATTTGCGAGTCTCGTGATGGAGAAAACTATCGCTTGGGTACGCCCCCGGCTTGCCCGCCGCGAGCTTCTTCAGACCGTCGAACCACGTCTCGCGGTCCACCGGGTCCAGGGCCGACGAGGACATCGCCTCAGGCTGCCCTCCCAACGACAAGGCCCAGGAGAGCGCCCCCGCGACGCCCAAGCCACTGCCGTGTTTCTTGTCGAGAAGCCGCACAATCTCGTTCGCCTGCGACTCGGTCGGGCAGCACAGAATGCACCGCCGCTTCGTGAACTTGTGTGCCATCGCTGGCAAGACGACGAACCAATCTCCCTCTGTGCCGACCGACACTCGGTCGTCCTTGTTCTGCTGCCGATCACGTTGGGGGGCGCGTTTCCTCCGTGACGTCTTGCGGCTCATGTGCGATGCTCCGGGGCCGTCACCGAGACCCCGGGCAACGATGCCCAGTCCTCGGGACTCCAGCGCAACGCTAGCCCTGGAACCGGGCCGCCGCGGACGCGGATGACCCAAACTCTCATTTTGTTGAAGACCTGTTCTCGAAGCGATGAGCCGTCTAACTCCCCGGCGCCGCGTCGGACGTGAGTTTGGACCAAAGGCAGCGCTGAACCGTCCAACTCATCCTGCGGGCGAGCGACCTGACTCGGCGCTCGGTCACCCGGTCTTTCCCCGTGACCACCCGGGGCAGGAACAGAACCTCCTCCTGTAGGTCCGGCGCCAGCAGCGTCAGGTCCATGATTTGCGTGACCCTCGCCCTGCTGACCTGTCCCAGGCGGGCTAGTTCGGCCAGATCCGCGACCTCCCCGGCGTCGATCAGTTCCTGGAACCGGATCGCCAGCGCCATCAGCCGCGACACCCTTGGGATGCGGCCGGGTGCGGCTGGCTGCGGCTCGGTGCGCCGCTGCGCCTGTTTCGCCCTGGAGGGCAACACCAGATCGAACTCGACGGTCGTCTCGGCGTTCATGCCGCAACCTCCTTTGTTTCTTGTCCCGGCGCCCCGGCCATTCCCGCCGCCCGGAACGTGACCGCCACCTTGCCCCGGGCGCCGTCGTAGACCACCTCCCGCACCAGGAGCCGCAGCAGCCGGGCCTGTTCGCCCGGGCAGAGCGACCCGAAAAGCTCATCCAACGATCCAAGTTCCTCTGCCACCTCTTCCATGCTGGGCTGCGCCGCGTGCATCTCGACCAAGGTTGCCTCCAGCCGGTGCTTCTCATCGGCCACCTCCCCGGCCCGTTCGTTGAGGTCGGCGAGGCGGGCGGTGGCGTAGCCGTTGCCCGTTCCGGCGTCGGCCGCGACCCGGGCGATCTCCCTGCCCAGGTCCCGGGCGTCACGCGTCAAGGCCAAGACCCGTTCCTCCATCTCGGCGATCTGACCGTCCTCGCCGCCCCGGAGCCGCTGAAGGACCATGGCCCGCAGGGCCGGGTCGTCGGCGGAGGCCCGCACACGCTGGGCGACGAAGTCTTCGATCTGCTGCGCTGGGATGCTCCCGAAGGGGCACGCGGCCGCCCCGCGCTTGACGGCGCCGCCGCACCGGTAATACCTGTGGGCCCGGCCGTTCCTCTTCACCGTGTAGGTGTGCGTCATCGCGCACCGGCACGCGCCGCAACGCAGCAGCCCTTTCAGGAGCGCGCCGTGCTTGTTGCGGGTGTGCATGCCGCCGGTCCGACCGTTGCGCCGAAGCGTCATTTGGACCCGATTCCACAGGTCCACGTCGATCATGGCCTCGTGCTCGCCCCGGTGGAGGTCCGAATGGTGCTTCACCTTGCCGATGTAGACCGGGTTGGTCAGCAGCTTCTGGAGGCTCGTCTTGTCGAAGGGGGCGCCGCCCAGGGCCCTCCCCTTGCGGCTCGTCCACGCCTTGTTGGACCAGCCCCGCGCCCGGAGTTCTTCGGCGGCGCTGATCAGCGACTGCCTCCGCAGGTACAGCTCGAACACGGCCCGCACCCGCTCGGCCTCGCCCGGGTTCACCACCAGCTTCAGGCTCGCCGGGTCCACGTCGTACCCCAGCACCGGCCTGCCGCCGCACCACTTCCCCTTCCGCCGCGCAGCGGCGATCTTGTCGCGCGTGCGCTCGGAGATGATCTCGCGCTCGAACTGCGCGAACGAAAGTAAGATGTTGAGCGTCAGCCGCCCCATCGAGTGCGACGTGTTGAACTGCTGCGTGACGCTCACGAACGAGACGCGGTGCTTCTCGAAGTTCTCCATCATCCGCGCGAAGTCCAGCAGCGAGCGTGACAGACGGTCAACTTTGTAGACCACCACGCAGTCGATCTTGCCGGCCTTGATGTCCGCCATCAGCCTCTGGACGCCGGGCCGCTCCATGTTGCCGCCGCTGAACCCGCCGTCGTCGTACCGGTCGGGCAGGCACACCCACCCCTCGTGCTTCATGCTGGCGACGTAGTTCTCGGCGCTCTCGCGCTGGGCGTCGAGGGAGTTGAACTCCTGCTCGAGGCCCTCCTCGCTGCTCTTGCGCGTGTACACCGCGCAACGGATCGTCCGGGGAACCAGTCCCTTGGCTCTGTTCATGACGCTCGCTCCTTGCCGGTGATCTTGAAGAAGAGGTTGCCGTTCCAGTGCGAACCGGTGACCTCGCGGGCCACCGCCGTCAGCGACCGGAACACCCGACCTTCGTACTCGAACCCCCTGGGCAGCACCCTGACACAGACGCGCTGCCCTTTGTACTCCCGCGTGAGCAGCGCCCCGACCACCGGCGGCCGCGGCGAGCGGGACGGCTCCAGGGCCCCCACCACCGTCGGGCCGCTCGGCTCCGCCAGCCGCGTCCGCGCCGGCGACCGCAGCCGAAGGTCGGCGTCGTTGGCCAGCTCGCGGGCCCGGCTCCGTGCCCGCTCCGACAACCCGCCCTCG